CTAAAAATGCATTGCCAGAATCAGAAAACTTTGGAATCAAATGTAGTTCTAATACAGTTGAAATAATTATGAATTATTCTTCTATCAATACAAATAGAATTAAATTTGGTCATAGCACATCTAATGAATCTAAAGACATGGGTGTTATTTGTTTTTCATCTTCTTTATTAAAAGAGATTCTTCAAGCTAATAAAGGATTTGAATCAGGAAAATTAAGTGTATCAGAAGCTGGTCTTGCTGAAGTATCTTTCGAATTGAAGAATGGCGAAGCAACTTATTATTTAGTACAACTTCAAACTTCATAAAATGAAAGTAAGATTCAAAAAATTAGTAGATAAAGCTGTTACTCCTAGTTATGCAAAGCCTGGCGATGCAGGATTAGATATGACAACTATTGGAAGTAAGATTAATTCAGATCATAACTATATAGAATACTTTACAGGTATAGCAGTAGAGATTCCAGAAGGTTATGTAGGATTATTATTTCCAAGATCATCTACTTCAAAAAAAGATTTGCGTTTAGCAAACAGTGTAGGTGTCGTTGATTCTGGTTATAGAGGTGAAATATCTTTTCGATATAAGTTTCCAAAAGATAGTTATTTTGCTCAAGTAAAAAGATATAACGACGGAGATAGAATAGGTCAATTAGTAATAATGCCATATCCAATTATCGATCTTGAAGAAGTTGATGAATTATCGTCTACAGAAAGAGGAGAAGGTGGATACGGCTCAACAGGTAATTAAATATGTTTGGAGCACAAGAAAATACATTATGGGTTGAAAAGTTTAGACCCGGAACATTAGATGGATATGTTGGTAATGAACATATCATAGATAAAGTTAAAATTTATATCGAATCAGGCGATGTGCCTCATTTGTTATTTTATGGAGGAGCAGGTACAGGTAAAACAACATTAGCTAAAATTATAGCAAATAATGTTGATGCCGATATAATGTATATCAATGCTTCAGATGAAAATAATATTGAAACTGTTAGAACTAAGATCAAAAATTATGCTAGTACAGTAGGATTCAAAAGATGGAAGATTGTTATATTAGATGAGGCTGATTATATGACTCCTAATGGGCAAGCAGCATTAAGAAATCTAATGGAGACATTTAGTAAGACAACTAGATTTATTTTAACATGTAATTATGTTGAAAAGATTATCGACCCTATTCAAAGTAGATGTCAAGTATTTGGAATAACTCCTCCTAATAAAAAGGAAGTCGCTAAAAGGATTGTTTCAATATTAGATGAACTACAAGTGTCGTATGATAATAAAGATCTTGTTACAATTATAAACGCCGGCTATCCTGATATAAGAAGGGTATTAAATAGCTGTCAGAGGCAGGTTATTAACAATACACTTACTATAGATGACACAAGTGTTATTCAAGCTAATTATATGACTAAGCTTGTTGAAATATTAAAAAATGATAATAAAAAAGATGCATTCAAAAATATTAGACAATTAATTAATGATAGTAAAGTAAAGGACTTTTCAGCATTACATAAATATTTATTTGATGAAATAGATAGTTATGCTACAGGTCATATTGCAAGTGTTATATTAATTTTAGCAGAATCACAATATCAAGATTCATTTGCAGTTGATAAAGAATTACATATCATGTCTACAATTGTAAAATTATTAAATGAGTTAAAGGGATAAGTTATGGCAAAAAATTATAACAAAGGTAAAGTTATAGGTATGGGTCCGGGCAAAGGACCAACACGAGATAATCCAGGCCTTAATATTAAGGCTAGTGATATGAAAGATATCAAATGCGAAAATTGTGGATGTCAATTTTTTAGACAAGTACATGCATTCAAAAGAGTTTCTGCATTAGTGTCGCCGACAGGAAAAGAACAGATAGTTCCAGTTCCGACATTTAGATGTGATGAATGTGGTTATATTAACGAAGAATTTAGAATTATTGAAGGAAAATAAGTTATGGCAAAAAAATTAATATTTGGGCACGATACCCGTTTAGAACTAATGAAAGGTGTTGAACAATTATCAGATGCGGTAAAATCAACATTAGGACCAAAAGGTAGAACGGTTGTAATTGAAAAACCATATGGAGGTCCATCTATAACTAAAGATGGAGTTTCTGTAGCAAAAGAAATTGAATTAGAAGATCCAATACAAAATGCTGGAGCTCAAATGGTAAAAGAAGCTGCATCAAAAACTAATGATGAAGCAGGCGATGGAACTACTACAGCAACTGTAATAGCTCATGCAATATTAGAAGAAGGGTTCAAAAAAATTGCAAATGGCGCTAATCCAATTGAATTGAAAAGAGGTATTGATAAAACAGTACAAAATGTAGTACAATATCTTAAGGATAGTGCGAGACCAGTAAATGGCACAGAAGAAATAGCTCAAGTAGGAACTATATCAGCAAATAACGATTCTTCAATTGGTAATATTATTGCACAAGCAATGGATAAAGTAGGAGAAAATGGAGTCATTACTGTTGAAGAAGGTAAAACTGCAGAAACAGAATTAGAAGTAGTAGAAGGAATGAGATTTGATAGAGGATATTCATCTCCTTATTTTGTTACAAATCCAGAAAAAATGTCTACAGAATTAGAAGATCCGTTTATATTATTGCATGATAAGAAAATAAGTAATATGAAAGATATACTTCCATTACTTGAACAGTCAATGCAAATGGATAAGCCGATGTTAATAATAGCAGAAGATATTGATGGAGAAGCGTTATCAACATTAGTTGTTAATAAAGTTAGAGGAACATTAAAAGTTGCAACAGTAAAGGCACCTGGGTTCGGTGCTAAACGAATGGACCAATTGCATGATATTGCTGTTTTAATTGGAGCAACTGTAATTTCAGAAGATACAGGATTGACATTAGAAGATGCAACTCTAGAACATTTAGGAACAGCAGAAAAGGTTACGATCACTAAAGATAATACTACAATTGTAAATGGATATGGTGATTCTGAATTAGTACAAGAACGTATCAGTCATCTTACATCACAGGTACAATCATGTGAATCTGATTAT